GAATCCAATTTTTCTAGCCATATCTGATTGTACATCGTAGAAAGCTCTTCTTGCTTCTGTGTCATGTAATTGGTATCTGAATGTGTATTCAGAAGGTGTGTATGTTACTTGACCTACTGCGTAAGCTGATACAGATGCGTCATCTGATGTTGCTGTTGCTGATGCTGCTAAAGGAGCTGCATTTACTGTTACGTTGAAGGATTTTCCTGCTTGTCCTAGGATGTCATTTCTGATTCTTCCTAATTTTGAAACAACTAGTGCTTCTTGCAAGAAATCAACAACCATTTCATTCCACTTAATTGGATTAATGTATCCTGCTGCTGTTGCAGAAGGTTGAAATCCATCGGAATCAATTGCGTTTAATATTAATTCTTGTTTATTCATTGTGTTTTTCACCTATATATTTATTGTGGCTTACCCCAAGAATCGTCTCCAATTCCTGTGTGCTTTAACCATGCTTTTCTACTCGCTTCTTCTATTTCTGCCATGACTTTTGGGTCACGAACATCAACGACTTTACCATCTGGTAATTTTCGTTGAAATTGTAAATCTAATGTGTCTTCTTTGCTTTTGAAAGGATTATCTGATGAAGCTACGCCTTTTCTTTGCCCTTCAAGTTCTTCCAGTCTTTTTTCAAAGGCTTCTTGTTGTGCTTTAAGTTTAGCTTCCATTTCTTCTTTAGCTTTCTTGTCAGACTCTTTTAGTGCTTCAAGCTCTTTTTGTAATTTTTCTTTCTCAGACTTTTCTTGATATTCTTTCCTTACTTTGTCTTCAATTACTTTAGCTTGGTCTTCACTAATTTTCTTCATTTCTTCTGCTTGTTTAGATTTAATTTCTGCTTCTACAGCTTCCATTTCTTTATCTGAAACAAGAGTTTTTTCTGGTTCGTCTGCCATATTTACTCACCTTTCTCTAGCTTTTCAACTTCGTCTTGTAGACGTGATAACTCTTTAGCAATAGATACTTGTTGTTCTTCAATTCTTGAGAGGTGCCCTACTAATTGATTTCTTTGTTCTTCCAATTGTAGTTTTTGTTTCTCAAAACCAACTTGTTCTATTTGTCTTTGTAGTTCTTTGTAAGCATCTATTTCTTCAAAAGCCCATTTAATTTCTCCTAAGTATTTGTAATTCCCTAGGATAATTTCTGCTCTATCAGTTAAAAGTTTAGCTTCTTTATCTAAAAGGTCTATTTTCGCCTTGATAACAGGTTTCTGTTTGTCAACATCAACAGCTTCTCTTTGTAAATTAGCTATACTTGTTTTCTTACTTTCTATTTGTAATTTATTCTTTTCTTCCATTTCATTTCACCTATCTATCCTCTACATCCGTCCATAAAGATGGATAATGAGGTACTATTATATTTGTATCTTGGTATACTGCTATACTCTTGTTCTGCAATTGCATAAAAAAGTATACGTCACTGTGTTTGTCTATGAATCTCTCGTCATACCAAAAAGGAAACTGATTGACTATGTCTCTTCTTATAAGAGTACACCCCAACCCCACGCCATGAACCTTTCTTAGTCCAGTGTTTAGGTAACCAGCTACTTCGTGTAGCTTAATGATTCTTGTGCTTGTTTCTCCAGTGCTACTGACTTGTGAAACAAAGGTACAAGGAATCTTTATCTTTCTACCGTCTGGGTGTGGAGCCTCTAAAAAATATAGTGCCCCTACAACGCTTACGTTATGGTTGAGTAGTCTTTGAATAATGTCTTTTGGTGGAATTAAATCCGACTCAATAAACATTAAGTAATCGTAATTTTGTGATTGTACTATGTGTCTAGCATAGTTCTGTGAATTAGCTAATGCCATTCTACTATTCCCATTTCTTGGAATATGTGTAGCTTTAGCTCCTCTTCTTCTTAAAGTTGAGGTATAACTTGTGCCCTCAGTATTATCTAAATAAATGTAGTCATAATTCGGATAGTTTAGTCCTTTTATGGCTTCAAAGTTTTCTTTAAATATGTAGTCTTTACCTTTGTATGTAGGTATAGCTACCAATACTTTTGGTGTATACATTTCTAATCATTTCTATAGCTTTAAGCTGCTATTGTAGCTTGTGAATCTCTAGGATTGTTTGTAAAGATAAATCCTAAATATTGTGGTTTGGTAAGTCTATTACCTTGTGGAGTACTAAATGCTTCTATGCTTACTCCTTTGAATTTATTAACGTGATTTTTATATCTCTTATCAAGCATAGCCCTAATCCATAGTTTTCCTTTCTCTACTACAGCTTTAACACTCTTGATTAAGCCCCTATTGTTCTTTAACTCATTAGCTACTAGTTCGTAATTAAAACCATGTTTCATTACTAACTCTGCTAGTTCTGCATGAGTAAAAATTGGGTTTGTACTTCCTTGTGAATTGATTTGATTAGCTATATCCATTAAATCTTCATCGGTGAAGAATCTTTCTTCTCCTCTAGGATTAATAAATGCTTTAGTTGTAGCTAATACTGCGTCTACGATTAATTCACCATCAACGTCACTAACTACTAATTCATTACCTGTAGCTTCTAAATGTAGTTCATACAGTTCTGGTTTAACAAAATCTGATTCGTTAGCTACCCATTTATCTTCTACTTTTTGGAATTTACTTTTTACTATTTTCCATGCTACTGCTTCTGCTACTGCTTGACTATTTCCTTTAGCCATTTGTGCTTTAGCTATACCAGTATACATTCTGAATCCTTCTTTTGGTAGTATTTTTTCTACATTCATTTTGCTACCTCATAAGTGTAAGGATATTTATTATATTTATCTTTACTGTTTCTTACCATTTCTCTTTGGTTCTTCTTTTGCATTTGAGTTTTATCTTGACCTTTTCTACTAGGAGCATCATCTTGTGGTGCGTTACCTAGTTGACCTTCATTACCCATTCCAACATCTTTATTACTCAAACCTAGTTTGATTGGGTCTTCTTTAAAGATTTCTTTGGTTTCAAATGTTAAATCCATAGCATCCATGAACTCTACAATTGCGTCATCAGTGAATCTCATGTTAACCATTTTCTCAACCATTTCAAGTGTCTTCATTCTAACTGTTTGGTCTAATACTCCGAATTTGAAGTCATTTTTTCCAAAGCCAATTTTAGGGAATAAATCATAAGAGAAATCTTCTTCTAAGATTTGATGAATTGCGTGAACAGTTGTGTTTAATGCTTGGTATTGTTCTACTGAGTTACTTCTACCACTATTATCTGCTTTACCTACAGCTATAGGTGGTGCTTGAAGTAATGTAAGGATTTGATTGTCACACCAGTCAAGTACACTAAGTATCTTATCTCCACTATCAAAGTTATTTAGAAACTCGTATATTAAGTCTCCTTGTAATACTAATGGTAGTGTTTTGTCTTTTTCAGAAGCTTTAAGCATACCCATAAAGTCTTTAATACTTTTCTCTGCTACTCCTGTTTTAAAAGCGAATACTCCTCTTAATTGGTTACTTCCAAAGAACCACATTAAGTATTGTCTGATGTAATCTTTTAATAAAACTGTTTCATATAATGCTTGTAAATCTAATGGTTCAGCCCAAACATTATTAGTTATACTTCTAAGTTGTGAGTGTACTATTTTGTCTGGTTTCCATGAAGGACTAGCATTACCAATTGATTGTTCGTAAGATACAATGTCTCCGTTATCCTTAGCTTTAATCTCCATTAAAGAAGCTTCTAAAACATTTAAGTCTGTAACGTCTTCACCTTTCTTAACTATCTCCATGAAAGCATTATTGTATAGAACTAGATTGAAAACATACTTTCTCAGAGCCTTATTAAATCTTAGGTCTGATAGTTTGATTTCAAGTGTTTTTTGTCTGCTACGTTTATCTCTACCTTGTATTCTCCAGCCACTCTCCATGACTTTGTCTACAATTGTAGTTATAGCACCCTTTACTACAGGGTCATTTTTAATTACATTTAAGGCTAATTTAATACTAAATTCTGGTACTTTGCCTTGTACTTCTTTTAAGAATCCTTTAGGGCTAAAACTAGATACTCCACTGTAGTCTGGTATATAACCTTTACTGTTGTCGTTAGAAACGATTTCTTTTTTACTCAATTTATCACACGTGTTTTTGGAAAAAAGTAAGACTCCCTCAGTTGAGGGCAGTCACCCTGATTGGGAAAAATTTATAAAGCTTTCGCTTTACTCACTATTCTATATAGTGGTAGGACTCTTTATAAAGCTTTTGGTTTTAGGGTACTTTTTAGCATACTTATATGGTAAAGTGATAGGATTTCCATGATAATTACCCCATGACACCCTAAAAGTAGTAAAACTTTCTAGGTTATCCAAATACTTCCTAGGGTTAGCATAAACCTCTTCTAATAAGGTATTATAGATTTCCTCTTGGTCTTCTAAGGTGTAACCATTGTCACTAAGATTAGTTCTCGTCTTCATCAAGTGTAATTGCATTGTCTCTATTCTCCAATAAATCTCTATACTCATCATAAGTTCTTATAATTTCATCTTTAGGAACATAGAACTTTCTTCTAGCCATATATCTACCTTCACTCTCTATTTCTTTATTCATTCTACATCATCCCAACTAAAAATCTTAGCAGAGCCTTCATCTTCCACGAAGAAGTAAGCGCTCATTACTAAACTATCAATTAAATCATCAGTGTAACCAGCAGCGTGTTGAATAACACTTTGTCTACTACCATGACTAAATTCCATAGCTATCATTTCTCTTTGTAACTCAAAATCGTCATAACTAATAAACTTTCCTTTTCTTAAAGCACTTCTAAATGCTCCGTACTTCTTAACTTTATCAGTTCTAAACTTCATAGGGTTTACGTCCCAACCCTTCTCTATCATTTGTGGTATAAGGTATTGACCAGCAGGACAATCATCAGGTATAATCCTTTGTATATTAAAGAAAGGTAATACCTCTGTCTCTATATCAGATATAAGGTTTAAGTCTTTACCTACCTCGTATGCCTTGTGCCATAGTCTTCTTATAGTACCATCTTCTTCTAGAGCCGTTACTGTTAATACAGTTCTACTTGTTACTTGGCCGCCGAAGTCTACACCTAAATCACAGGGTAGACTGTACGAACTTGTTGCAGCATCTTTAGTAAATGCTTTCCTTACATCTTCTGGATTGAAGTAGCTACGTTCACCTTTTACGAACTTACAGTAGTAACCCCTATCAACTTCATCTTTCTTACCGTCTAGTACTAGCTTATCTAGTTTCCTTTTTATTCTCTTATATCTCTCTGGTGCTTCTATCTCAATAGCGTCTAAGGTAAACATTAATTTAACTACATCTTCTTCCTCATCAGTATATTCATCTGCTGGGTTAGCTATTTTATAAAAGAATCCTAGGGGTTCCCAAGGTGTACTTGTATAAACAAGTATAGCGTCAGTCTCATCTGTAGTAGGTAAGATATAATCATAGTAAACATTATCCTTCATCTTCTCCACTTTACCTGCTTCATCTATTAAAACTAGCCCATATGTATTTCCTAGAATGATTGAGGTTGGTGGGAAACTTCTTATCGTAGAGCCTATTTCACTATCCTTTAAGAGTAATCCATCTGTGCCTTCATTATAAGCCCTAAAGGATATTGTAGTAGTATTATTAGCCCCTTTATCATCTACTAATTTAGAAAAGAACTTAGGCCATCTAGGTTTATTATCATCATCTTTATACATTTTCTCCATGTATCTATCTGCTCTTCTAAGAACATTCTTTATATCTCTAACTACTTTCTTAGCTTGTTCATCTGTGATACTTATAACAGCTATCTCTGAGTTATTATGTAACCCCCCTGCTCTCTTATTAAAGGTACACACCCAACTAGCTAATATACTTAACCCAGTGGTCTTACCAATCTGTCTACTAGTCATAGTTAAGTAGTGTCTATTAGTAACCTTCCCTTCTATAGCTTTCTGTATCTCTGTAAGCATTTTAATCTGCCAAGATCTAAGTTTAATACCAAGCATATACTCTGAGAATAAGATGATACTTTCACTACAAGCCTCAAACAAAGACTTACCATCAGGCTTCTCCCTATAAACATTCATAGCTTCTATAAAGTCTTCATCTACAATAGTCTCATTCAACATCTTCTTTCTTCCCATAAGTTAATAGAATTTCAGATTCTATTATATTTAGTATTTCCATAGCACCTTGTCTCTTTAACATACCTGTTAGGTCACTACCCATATCTAAACCACCATCAATTACCTTTTCCTTATACCATCTGATAACTCCCAGAAAATCTTTTGCTGTTTTATTATTTATCTTCATCTTTACACCTACAATACTTAACACCACCAATACTAGGTTCATCTACACCAAGAATTGGTAACTTACAAATCTTACATTTACCACTCATCTAAATCACCTATCCTTAACAAGGGCGTAAAACACATCACTAGTAAGTCCCTTCTCATGTTCTTCTATAGCTAGTAACATGAGATAGAAATAACCTTTAGTTGGCATCCAGCCCCCTACTTTATCAACTCTATCAATAATATTCTCTACCATTCTTCTAAATCACCTTTT